ACTAGGTGCTTGCGGTCGAGTGCCAAGGTGCGGTCTATGCGGATCAGCTCGGCTTCCAGTTGCTCCCGCTCTGTGCGTTTCTTCATCGCTGGCCCTTGGTTTTGGGACGGGTGAGCTGGCGGCCGGCTAGGGCTGGGTCTGCGATCTGGGCGAACCTGACGCGCTTGCGTTCTCCGCATCGCTCACAAAACACGCGGCCGCAATCGTCCACTTCGGTGAACTTGTGGATGTTCCACGAGCAGCGGAATGACACTGGCCTCATCGCTTCACCGCCAGCATCAGGCGAACGTCAATGGCCGGCAGGCGCAGCAAGCTGGCAATCTGGAGCGCGTTGTAGCCTTGGGAGGCCAGTTCTTTGACGCGGGGGTCAATAGGGGGAAGCTGTGAGGCCATGAAGGTTCTCGCGTGGCGTTCAGCACGGGCGTCTGCCGGGGTTTGCATGGGGTAGCTGCGGCTCACGCTGCAATCTCCATGCCTTCAGCTTGCTGGGATTTGGCAATGTAAGCAACGCGAATCTCGGCCACGCTGGATTTCCAAGGCAGGTCTAGGAACTCCACCGCGTAAGCCCTGATGCCGTAAAGCGCTGTGGTGTGGTCACGGCCTCCCACGATGCGGCCTACTTGGGGGAGAGAGCGGTACTGAGGGACGCCGTAGACCCATTTGCAAGGGGTGCAGAGGAGGCGGATGAACAGATCGCGCCGGGCAGGCATGACCTTGTGCAGTTTCGTGGCGCCGGTCAGTTCTTGGCGGGTCAGGCCATATTCTTGCATCACGCATTGGATGTGCGCTTCGGCGGGTGGTCCTAGTGTCGTCAGCCCTTCGGTATTCATGCAACTTTCCTTTGTTCGATGTTGCGGTTGATGTTCTCGGCCAGTTCGGGCCGCAGTTTTGCAGCGTGGCGCAGCATTGCTTCCGGCGCTGTGCATCCGGGTTGATCAGGGGCGGGGCAGACATGCCCAGCCAGCCATTCGTCAGTGCCGACCCAATGGCGCATAGCGTTTGCCCATTCGTCGGTGGTCAGCTCGGTTTGCGCGATCGGCGCAGCCTCCTGCCAGTTCTCAAACTTGCCGTCCTTCAGCCAGCGGTCTAGCGCCGGGTGGAACTCTGGCTTGGCATCACGAGCGAAGGCGATTGCCGCACGCTCGATGGCTTGCAGGGGGTGATGCTTGGCGAGGGAAGTTAGCTGAGCCTCAATTTTCGCTTTTGCCTTCGACCGTTTCCGGCCTTCAGGTGACCAAGCCTGCCAAATGTTTTCAAGCACCTGAACCGCATGAACTTCATTGGGTCGTTCTATGGTATCGTTAGTGTAACCTCTAGGGGTTACAGGGGGTGTAACCTCCATAGGGTTACAGGGGGTGTCACGCTGCGGTGACAGGGGTGTAACCGTGGAGTTACAGGGGGTGTAACCCTCCATACCCACTCTTTCCACAGGGTCCATGACCACGAAATAGACGCTTGAAGTCTCCCCGCCATCGTCCCGGCGGCGGCGTTCTGCCTTGATGTACCCATAGGAAACGAGCGCCCGGATGCCCTCGTTGACAGCCTTCCGGCTGACGCCAAGCTGCGCCGCCAGCGTCGATTGTGAAGGCCATGCCCGGTGGTCTTTGCCCAGATATGAACCTATCAGGCCCAGCAGACGGCATTGCAGGGGCGTCAAGCGCTGGTCTGACCATGCGTCAGCCGGTGTGATTGAAAGCCTTGCTTGGCTCATAGCTCGCCCGCCTTTGCGTGATCCACTATGTCCCGCCAAACCTCGTAATAATCTTCCGAGCTTCCGCCTTCGACATCCGTTAGGAAAGCAATGACGCTGGCCAGCTTGTCCTTATCGACGCTCAAAACGTCCAATTCTGCCACGCCAATCAACAGCAGGGTCCAGGCTCTCGAAAAGCTCCAGTCAGAGCTTTCGGTTTCCATTTCCCGCAATGCCGTTTTCAATAAATCGAGACCGTTCATCCTACCTCCTCCATCGCCGGGGCGCGCAGATCACGCACGGCATTGTGTGCCATGCTGTGCCAGAGCGTGACCGCCCCCTGCTCACCGTTCCGGTTCTTGCCAATAATGATTTCCAGATCGCCCTTGACCCGCAGAAGCTCGGCGTTCGCCTTGTGCTTCTCGTCAGCCGTCGAGGCTGTCTTAGCGGCCAACGCCCAGCGCATGTCTTCCCGGTGCAGCAACAGCACAAGGGAAGCATCTTCCTCCACCTTGCCGCTGTCCCGCAGGTCCGAAATCATCGGGCGCCGGGTAGCCTTCTCGGTGTCACGGTTAAGCTGGCACAGGGCAATGATGGCCGTGCGCGGGTTTTGCTTGGCTAGGTCCAGCAACTCGTTTGCGGCATAGCTGGTCTTTTCGTAAAGGCTTCCGGCCTTCTGCGCCGGGGCAACTTTCGCAATGTGGTCAATGAACACGGCACCCAAAGGCGGCAGGCCCATCTTCCGGCAATGCCGGTGCCATGCCCTGACCTGTCCAGATACCGTGCGGGTTGTCTGCCCGCCGCGATCGTTCACAAGGATGCGCTTGGCCACGTCGCCGCGCAGCATGTCCCGCATAGCCTGCATAGTCTGCTCCGGCACCGCGCCGGGCTGCTTCAGGTCCGCCACTGTCGGCGTCCGGTGAAATCCTGGCTTGGCAAAGTAAAGGCAGCAGGCAAGGCGTTGCTTAATGACCCGCCCCTGCATATCCAGCGACAGGAAGCCGACCGTCTCATTCCGGGCAATGTTCGCCGCCATCGCAATCGAAAACGCCGTCTTGCCGACGCCGGGCCGGGCTGCAATGATCGACAACGCCCCCCGCTCAAAGCCCCTAATCTCGGTATCGAGCCGGGCAAAGCCGGAAAGCAGAAGGCTGTCAGCGTCGTTCTCGGTAAACACATCCCCGTCCGCACAGCTATCAATAGCCATGTGACTGGACTGCCGCTCGCGGATGGCCTGCAAAGCCGTCTCGTGGGCTTCCAGAGCCGCGTCAGCGTCTTCCGCTGCCAGCGCAGCCAGATCACGGCCAGCGGCCATCAGGCGGCGCTTCTGGGACGCCTTGGCGATGATCCCGGCATGGTCTGCCGCTTCAAAAGCGGAACCGGCATAGTCCAGCAGGGTTTCAAGCCATGCCTCGCCGCCGGTCGCGGTAAAGACCTCATTGGCTTTCAGGTAATCCGCCACACTGGTTGGGTTGATGGCCCGTCCGTCGCGGTTCATATCCCGCACAGCAGCAAACACGTCGCCATGAACAGGGGTGAAAAAATCTTCCGGCGTCAAAATGTCTTCAAGGCGCCAGTAAATCGAGCCTTCAAACAACAGGCTTCCGAGAACGCCATACTCGGCGGATTGTGAATGCGGTGCCAAAGTCACTTGCCGCCCCAAATTTCGAGGGCAAGGCGCTTCAGTTCGGTATAATCCGAACCGCGACCTCCAGACAGAAGGCGCCAACGCATCCCGTCCAAAAGCCGTTTAACTTCATCGGGAAGCGCTTGCTCAGCCTCATACCGCGCCTTTAGAATTGCACGGCGTTCCTCGTACTGGTCCGCAATCGAGGGCTTGATTGCGGGCAAATTGGAGGGTAAATCATCGTTAGACATAGTCGCGCTCCTGAACAGTTTAGCGATTGTGTGGAGGCGGTTCCGTTGTCAGCGGGCCGCCTCAAACATTTGTGACGTTACTTTGTCGTTTTGTCCAGCCCATTCACATACGATTCCAGCGCAGCAACCGCGAACGGCAAGTTGCTAGGGGCTTTCAGTGTGCGCCAGACGTTTGGCGGAGGGTTTTCTAAAACGCGCTGGAGGTATGGGAGGGTGCGGGGTGGGATTTGCTTACGGCGGGTCATGGATGCCACCCCAACACTTCCGCCCGAGCCTTGCCCTTCTCGGTCGCGTGATACACTTGCTGTTCAGTTCCGTAGGGTCCAAGGCGCTCGCCACGGACAACCAGGATTTCGCCGTCCACCATGTCACGAAGGCGGGCGCAGGCGGACGATTCCTTGATACCGGTGCGGTCTATGATCTGGGCACGGATAAGGCCGTCAGGGGCAGCGCAAATTGCTTGCAAAATGGTGTCACACTGTGGGCTTGTCCAAGCAGCGGCCCGGCGTGCAGCGCGCTTCTGTGTGGCTGGGCCGTCGCGTCTGGCCTTGGGGACGGGTTGATAATCTAAGAGGGAAAGCTGGTCAGTCATTTGGGGGCTTCGCTTCTTCTTTCATGCGGGCATGAATGCGAGCAATTTGCTTGTCGGCATCCCTAAGGGTCATCTCAGACGAGATGATTATTCCGGCGATTGGCATTAGCGTAAAGCAGAGCATCACCATGACCATAAAAAATTCGGGTGGCATTATGCGTTCTCCAATCCCATCAGAACCGCCGCACGAATGCCCGTGACCTTCGCCAGCGTTCGCGCGGTATCGGTCGTCATGCCCGCGCCTTTTTTCAGGTTGCAGATGTGACCCGGCGAAAGCCCGGTCGCCTCGGACAAGCGAGCTTGCGCGCCCTTGCCTTGTTGCTTTAGCCATATGGCCAGCGGTGTGGTTTTCTTTGCCATGCTGTATGGATGCCGCAAGCCGGGTCATGCGTCAACGGATTTCTTTCAGCCGCGCGAATATTTTGGTTGCGCGAATGGGCGGGGCGTGGCAACGTATAGGCACACCAAGGAGGCACTACATGAGCAAAGAAACAAAACCGCCTGAGAAGGCTACGGGCCTTGCGCTATTGCGTGAACCTTTCCCGCCGCATCAAATTTCCAAGCTGCCCAAGGAAAGCCGGGCGCAGATCGATGAACGCAAATCTGACCGTAGCAAAGTCGTCTGGAACTGCGACGTATGCGGCGGCACGCATCACAAAAATGCGGTTCATCTTGACTATGTGGGCCACGCTGCCCTGACAGACCGCCTGCTTGATTGCGATCCGGCTTGGACATGGGAGCCCTTTGCTGTGTCGTCTGATGGCCTGCCCCTGATGGACCGCAATGGCGGGTTGTGGATCAGGCTGACCGTGTGCGGCGTGACCCGCAACGGATACGGTGACGCTGATGGCAAGACAGGCGGCAATGCTGTCAAAGAGGCTATCGGTGACGCGCTGCGCAATGCCGCCATGCGTTTCGGCGCAGCGCTGGACCTGTGGCACAAGGGCGACCTTCACGCCGAGCCAGAGGCCGAGGAAGCTGACGAGCCAGCCAAGGAAGCGCCTGCCAATTCGGGCACGAAAGCCAACAGCCGCGATCTTTTCGAGACGCTGCAAAAGGGCCTGCGGTCGAAACGGTCAAGCAACGACCTTCGGCAATGGGGCATCGCTTTTGCTGATGCCATCAAGAAACTGCCGCCGGACTGGGCAGCGGAAATCCGCGAGGAATACAAGAAAGAACTGAACGCCCACCTGGACAACGAAATCGCCGAGGAACAAGCCAATGGATAACCTTCACAACAACCCGCCGTCTGCCGCCGAACTGTTTGCCGACGAAATCGCCAGCCTGAAAGAACGCATTGCGTCATTCCCGGCCATCACCGATGCAAACGCTGGCGAGGCCCGTGACCTTATCGGGCTGGCAAAGAAGCTGGCCAAGGACATCGACGCCAAGCGCGACGAGGAAAAGCGCCCTCACCTTGAAGCAGGCCGCGCGATCGATGCTACATACAAGCCGCTGAAGGAGGCCGCCGACGCCGCGCCTGCGCCCCTCTCGAAAGCTCTTATGGACCATATCAACGAACAGAAGCGCCTTGCCGCTGAAGCCGCTGAGAAGGCCCGCAAGGCCGCCGAGGAAGAAGCCCGCCGCGCCGCTGTGCTGGCAAGCGATCCGCTGATTGGCGAGGAAGCCGTTGACGCTGCCAAGCTGGCAGAGCAGCGCGCCGAAGTCGCTCAGGCATCCGTCAAGGTCGCTGCGACCGTAAAAGGCTCTGAGGGCTTTCGTGCGGCTGGCGTGGTCAAGTCATACCGTGCCAAGGTCATCGACTACGCCGCCCTTGTGCTTCACTACGGCCATCACCCGGACGTGCAAGCCGCTGCCGAGAAGCTGGCCAATGCGGCGATCCGCGCCGCCAAAGGTTCAATCACGATCCCCGGCGTGGAAGTCGAGACAATTGAAAGCCTGCGCTGATGTCCCGCTACCTACGCACACTCTACACCGAAAAAGACAGGGCCTTGGTAGCCGAATGGCTGGCCAAGGTTCCCTTGGGGTGGAGGGTGGAGATCAAGGAACCGAAGCGGTCCCTGCCGCAGAATGACAAGTTCCACGCCATGCTGACCGACATAGCAACGCAGCTCACTTGGTCAGACGGCAAGCGCTACCCGCCCTCGGACTGGAAGCGCTATTTTATGCGCGAGGTGAACAAGGAGAGGTATATGCCGCACGAGGACGGGGGCTATGTCCCTATTGGCCGTTCGTCTACGGACTTGTCCAAGGAGGAAATGGCTTTCATGTTTGATTTGCTGGAAGCCTTTGGGGCTCGGCATGGAGTGAAGTTTCAGGAGGAAAGCAATGACCGAACGCAAACATAACAGATGCGGAACCTGCAAGCATTGGGAGGTGCGGTGGACCGTGCCAGACCGCAAGATCAGCGCCGTGCTGACTGAAAGAGGCGGCGATCTGGGATATTGCGGCTTTGACCATTACGATCTGCGCTTGCCGTTCTGGATGACCGACATGGCCCGCGTAATTGACGCACCTGTCACGGGTCCAGAGGCGGGAATGGGGTGTCAGCTTTGGGAGCCACAAAGCGATGACGACTAGCCGACGCCCTGACCACATCCCCACCCGTAAGCCCTTCAGCAAAGCCATCAAGGCAGAAGTGCTGAAGCGCAGCGCGGGCATGTGCGAGGCGCCAGATTGCAATCAGGTGGGCAGGGACTTCGATCACGTCCGCCCGGTTGCAATCGGCGGCGCGTCAACGCTGGACAATTGCCAGCTTCTCTGCCGTGAATGCAATGCTGCCAAGGGCATACAGGAAGCCCGTGACGCTGCTAAAGCGGATCGCGCGGGCGGGCGGAGCGGACAACAGGCCAGACGTGCCAGAGCGAAAGCAGCCGGGACGTATAAGCCGATAGCAAGCAAGGGCTTTCAGGGGTCAAGACGCTTTGACGGTAGCGTCAACTGGCGAGGCAAATCACAGCCAGACAAATGATGCAGGCGAGCGCCAGGATTTGAAACGGGCGGTCTAGGTTATCCATTGAAAGCATCCTTCACAACAACCACCAAAATCACCCACGGCGCTATAGCAAGCGGGAACCATGTTAGCTTGAAAAGTCTGGAGGGGATATGGCGGGCGCGGCGGGTCACTGCACCACCTCTGGCACAAAGATAAACCCAGCATTTTCCAACGACACGAGCGCGTTATAGGCGTGCGTGGCATAAGCTTCCCAACCGGGTCCGTCTTCTGGATCAGCTGGGTCTGGATCGTCGCCCATTGTTTCGCACATAGCGCGGGCAATGATTTCAAGCATTGCAGCTTCGTCGTCTGTTAGACGGGTCATGCGTCAACACCAAGCAACGTAGCCGCGCGGACCTTGCCGCCTGTGGCCAGTTCAATCTGACGCGCTGTTTGCGGCAGGATAGCGTGACCGCCGCCCCTTAGCCTCCACAGCGTTGCCCGGCTGATGCCAAGCGCTTTTGCTTGCGCCGATGGACCGCGAGGGTCTTGTGCGCACCATTCGTCTAGTGTCATGCGTTTCTTCATGTGTGCAACATACCGTGTTCGGTGTTTCGCGCAAGACACATTTTTCCAGTTGCAAGCGTGAAACAGGTGTGGCATGGTCTGCCTATCAAAACGGAGAGACCCCCATGCCCTACCAACTCGGCTTCGCCTCAGAACAAGAATACGAGGACGCCTGCATCCTCGAAGGCTACGCCGCCCGCATGGCAGCGAAGGCCTGCAACGCCATCTTCACCCTCGCCCAGGCCAAAGCGCTGGCACTCGCCTGCGACGCGCTGCCGGTCGCGGCGGTGTACATGATCGAAGCCGCGTTCGAGGAATACGGCTGGCCACATGATCAGCTTGATGAAAGCTGGCTGGATGATGCCGGGCGCGCGACTTGGGCGGTGTTTTGTGCGTGGAGGAAGGCGTGACACCGGAGCAGGTCAAAGTAGGAATGCGCGTCCTTCTGGGGAGGCTGGGCGCCGGTACGGTTGTCAATGACTACTGGCGCCAGCGGGATCGCTTCAAGGTTCGGCTCGACAGCGGCGGGGAGTACGATTTCGTCGCAGCTTCGTTGAACCCCGCTCCGCCTGCGGACGAAGACGATGGCGACGACGACTGGCATGACCAGTGGGAACGCGACGAGTTTGGGAGCCGCTGATGACCCGCATAGAAGACATCCGCCTACAGCACACCGGCAAGCCCGAGCCTCTCGGCTGGCGCTGGATTGCTACGTTCGAATCTTATGACGGCCCCGAGTCGCCAATCGGCGGCGGGGATACACCGGGCGAGGCTGTTGAGGCTTTGCTTGAAAGCGCGGGGATTGAGGCATGACCGACACATACGACAAAGAGAACTATTGGTACGGCTGGAATGGCGGCGAGTGTCCGGTTCATCCGGAGACGGAGATTGAAGCCATGACCGTTACGGGTACGCTTTTTGGCGTATGCCCTGCCCGCGCCGTCACATGGTCCCACCTTGAAGGCGGCACAATCAATGTCATCGCCTTCCGCATCACCCGCCTCTACCGGGAGCCGAAGAAGCCGAGAGAGTGGTGGGTAAATGTGTACCCCGATTTTTCTGGTGCGTGGCCAACCAAATCGGTTGCCGACGATCAGGCAGACAGTGAGCGCATCGAATGTGTCCACGTCCGCGAAGTCCTCGGAGACGACGATGCACATTGAACAACGAGGCGAGACGCAGCGCCTGGAGGCCCTGCTGCGCGAGCTTCGCCCGATAGAGGCGCGGTGCTTGCCGATGTCTGACGAGTGCCTGCGGGCGATTGAGAGAAGCAAGGAAGTGGAGGACGGGGATGAATAGCGAAATTACAGACGCAATCTTGGAAGAGCGAGAACGCTGCCTAAGAATTTTGCGGGCAGCAAGGTACGGTGAAATCGACGGCGATATACGCAGCCTGATACACCGTATCGATTGCGGCGCTCCGTTCCCTGACGAAAACGCCCGCCAACAGAAGGACAAAAACGATGGACGCTGACAAGCGGCGGGGCTGGATACAGACCGAGCCTTCTGACCTCTGTTTTAATCGAGACTTTGTTTTAATCCATCGGGAAACGACGGGGCAGCAGGGATGATTACCGAGAAACACGCCTATTGCATGTGGTCTCCATACATGGGGCTGACATGGGAAATCGAGGCGCGGCGAAGCCAGTGCATTGCCCACGCGCTGTGGAATTGGGGCATGGTCGAAGGCGACGAGCCGCTTGAGCGGGTTCGGTTGACTGAAGAAGAAAAGGCAGCATGGAAAACGTGGCGAGCGGAGGGCTATAAAGTTGTCCGTGTAGTGATCAAGGAGCAGCAGGGATGAGCGGGTTGAGAGAGAAGATCGCGGAAGCCATCGGCATCAAAATGACCGGCGCCCCGGAGCACGGGAAGTATTACGGCAAAGAGGCAGACGCCGCCATCCTCGCCCTGCGCCAGTGGATGGATGCAGAGGGGCTGGTGGTGGTGCCGAGGGAGGCGACGGAGGATATGGCTTTGGTTGCCATAGAGGGCACGCAACAAGCCGGTTACCGAAAGCCGACGCGGACGCAGGTGACGGTCGCGCACCGCTGGATGTGCTACGCCGCGCCTGACGTGTTGGGGAAGCCTTAACCATCCCGTGCCATCCTGATCCTGCCAACAACAGGAGAACGGCATGGACCTTACAGCATACCTAGATCGCCAACGGAAAGCCAAGCTGGTGGCGGCGATAAAGGAAGCCGCTGGCATGATTGCAGAGTGCCAGGATGAACAAAAACAATGGCGGGCAATGGCTGAATTGCGGAAGCTGCAAGCCCGGCTGAATTACCCCACTCTGTAAGCAAAAAGCCCGCCCACTGCGACCAAGGGTCAATGCGGGCGGGCTTCCGGCTGCTCGGGGCTGACGAGCTGCAAGGGTGGGTTAGCGGGGAGGTGTGTCGAGAAAATGGCGAAGCGCGTCTGCCAGAGTGCCATGTTTGTCCGCCAGCGCCTTTGCCTTTGCTACATACTCCGGCTCAAGGAACGCGCTGACACGGCCCCAGCCCTCAGCCTGGCGCTTCTGCTGCAATGCCTGCTGTTTCGATAGCTTTGCCATGCCGGCAGATATGCCATGCAAAATAATTCACGTCAAGCGCTTGACTGTCGGTTGGTAAAGCGCTATACTTCTCGTTGTCGATAGGAAGTTCCCGGCAGGGATCGAGCGAAAACTTCCAAGCCCACCCGATGTTTGAAAACTTGGACGACAGATCGAGGCCGGACGGCCCACCTTGCGAGGTGGTTCATCCCGCCCCGATGGGGCGCCGGGCGGCACATCGCCCGGACACCGCGCTACGAAGCGCTGCTATTTGGAGATAGCACCATGTCGAACCATAAAAACTCCCCCACGCTTTTTCAAGACTTCGCAGGTCGCCGCGTCACTGCCCTTGCTGTGTTCACAGCTTCGGCAGGATCGGCCGGCCTTAACATCTGGGGTGCTACCCAGATTTTCCCGAACTTCTGGACAGCCCTTGCCTTCGCAACGGTTGTCTTTGCCGGCGAAGTGATTGCCTTCCTCGCGCTCCGCCACATCATGGCAGACCGGGCGAACAACCACTTCTGGAAGGCCCGCCTTGGAGCGCTGATCCTTATCCTGGCTATCGCTGGGTGCGTCATCAGCGGCCATCGGGCTTTCCACACCCTATCCCTTGAAGCTGAGGCCAATCACGGCTCGCTCGTGATCCGCGCCGAAGCCGCTCAGAAAGAGGCCGACAAGTATCTCGCCATCTTCCTCGCGGAGGATACGGATACGAACCGGGCGCGCTGGACCACTCGGCAGGACAATGCCGACGACGCCAAGCTCGCCGTGATGAAAGCCGAACCCATCCCTACCGCACTGGTCTACGTCTTCCTCGCCTTGTTCGAGGTCGTCAAGATCGGCGGACTGTGGGCGCTCGCAACGCCTACGGATATGGGTCTGACGAAAGCCCAGCGCAAAGCTCAGGCTCGTCAGCGGAAGCTGAAGGAAGCAAAGTCTCTGGCCGATTTCGAGCGCAAGCTCAGAGCGGCCTCGGATGCAGAGGACGACGCCAATGTCGTCCCGCTTCGCGCAAAGAACTAGCGTGAACTCAGCCCTCAGCCCTCACCGGCTGGGGGCTTTTTTTTGTGCCACGTCCACAGGACATTCGGGACAGACATGGATCACGGGAAACCCGCCCTTGCGAACCGCCCAAGCCCGGCGCTTGATGATCTCCCAAGCCTCTGCGTGTGTATGGGCGTGGAACGTCTCGGTCGATCCGCACACGTCGCACTTGGCTTCAAACTCTCCGGTACGTTTTGTCAGCATGTCTGTCTCCTAAGCAGCGGCGTACATGCCGGACAGACGAAGCGTCTGACCGGAGGCTACGGGATAAGCTGCGGCATGAGTTGCCACACTGACGGTTGATGTTGTTGTCCACATGCCAAGCGCTGCGTTGCCGTTTGTGGCGTTCCGGCCCACACAAGCCCCGGCATATGCAGGCGTGCTGGGCAGCGTGAACGTCAAGGAACCCGCACCCGTTCCGTTATCAGTAACCGTGATGACAATCGTGAACATCACAAACGGGCCGATCCGCGTATAACGTGCCGTGGGCGTGGTCACAGTTGTGATGGTGCCAGACGTTGCCGCAACAGTCGGGGTCCAGTCTGCCGTGACGCCTTCGAGCATTGATGTGCCGCCGAACCGCAGCGCGCCAGTGGCTTGCAGGTCAAGAAAGTTCCAGCGGTTGTTGAGGTTGGAGCGCCAGTAAAGCGTAGCACCTGTCTCGATTGTCGGATCAGGGATGCCGTTTGCCTTGTCATAATCGAAGATGATGTTGCCGTCCGAGGCGTTCGTATAGCTGGACGTGCCGCGCGCAATCACGCTGGCATTGGAGGCCACACGATAGAACGTGTTGTCCCGGCATGTCCCGGCGTCGTTGGCGCCTTCAAAGATAATACCTGCGCCAGTTCCGCTGGCGCGTGTCGCGCGCAAGAGCTGAAACGTATTGTTGTCCGAGTTCCCGATAATAATGCCGGTCGCATCTGTGTGCTGAATGGTGACGCTGACGAACTGGTTGTATGAGAAATTGGCGCCTATCGACAAGTTGCCGTAACATTCAAAGCCGACGCCCGTTGACCCGCGCTGGTCTCCAAACACGCGGATATTGCAGTTCTGCGTATCTTCGCCTTCGCCGAGCGTCGTCGCCACACCAAAACGGAATAGATACGTATTGGCAGCGCGCCCGGCCAAATCATACTGACCATAGCGGACAGACTTGACGTGCAGGCCCTCGTCCGTCGTGTCGTCGCAATCAAGTTCCATGCCGACAACGCCGCCGCCGACCAGGAACTTCGCAGATGCGCCTTCAGTCGGGGCGTGAAGCACCATTGTGGTCATCGCCGTTGTGGCTTTCAGGACGGTCGTGGACACCATCGCCGTTCCAACATCATGGCGCTGGTCATAGCCCTGTCCACGAAGCAGGACGTTGTTCGTCGTGATGGTCAGCCCGCTGGCAATAGCATACGTCTTTGCGCCAAAGATGACTTCCCCGCCATTGACTGCTTCTGCCGCATCAATTGCCGCCTGAATCGCTGCCGCATCGTTTGTGGTGCCATCACCAACTGCGCCGTAGTCTTCGACACAAAAGGTTTCCGCAAACCGATCTGCCAGCGTGCGCGGTGTAGTCGATCCAGTTGACGTAACTTCTGCCGCCCCAACGCCCCCCCCTGTGCCGATCCAGTCCGCAACGGTCGTTACGTCCGTGATGTTATCTGCAACCGTAGCAATATCGACATCAGCATCCGCAACAATCGCAATGTCAGCCGCCATCGCCGCGACGGTATTGATGTCCGCAGCCAAGGCCTCCACCGTGCCAAAGTCTGCAATCATCGGCTGGCCAGTGCTGTCATCGAACCCAAGCAAGCCGCCTGCCCGCTCGCTGGCCGGGGGTAGCCTGTCCCATGCCGCATCGGACAGGGCACCTCGAAGGCTGCGCTCCTGCTGGTCAAGAAGCTGCGTGGTCTGCACAACAAGCGTGTCCAGCGCCGTGTTGATCGCTTCGGGAAGGAACGCCCCCGCGTTCTGCACATTGAGCGTCTGGGCAAAGGCGCGGTCCGAAATGATCGTCAGCGTCGTGCCCGTGGCCGGCGCGGTCAGCATCGTGATCGATCCACCCGGCGAGGCGTTCTGATCCGCGTTCAGGCTCACCGTGTAATGCGTGGTCAGGGTCTGGACCGTATCAACCCCGCTCGTCGTCGTGACGACTTGCAGGTCAGCCGCCGCGAACGTCTTGAAGCTGAACGCGAAGACCTGCGTCGATCCGTTCCCGCTATATGGCCCTGCCCGGCGTGTCTCTGTGCTGATCGTCATGGCTATCTCCTAGCTCAGTTTCTGCGCTTTGGCGCAGCGTGTCAAAACCTCATCCTTGAGGCGGGGAACGTTGCTGCCGGGGTCTTCCTCGATCCACATCAGCGACATCTCGGCGGAGCAGGTCGTCTCGCCAATGTCCGCAAGGATCGCCTGCCGAGTGAAGTATCCGCTGATCATGCAAGCCAGGATGAACGCTGTGAGGCTCAGGAACGCCACAGAGACGTAGGGACCGAACGTCAGGACGTGCGCCACCATCGCAGGGACTTCCCGTCCCGGCAGCTTCTCAGGCTGTGCAGGGGCAGACAGCGCCTCTACCGCGTTCGCCGTCCGGTCAAGGAACTTCGACCGTAGCGGATGCTCAATCACGCCTTGAGGCAAAGGCTGGCGCACGGCGGATTCAACACCGGCTTTCTGGAGGATGTCCCTGACGCGCTCACTCATTGGGGGCATTCCATCTGGTGAAAGGCTTCCCGATCGCAGGCGCTTGCCCACTGGCAGATGTTTGCCCGCACATATTGCTGTGCACCGACCGGCCAGCCTGCATATTCAGCAGGCGGCGCACTGACTGGAACAGGGGTCTGGCCTCGGCACACCTCAGTCTTTGCCTCGGAAACCAGGGTCTCCTGCCTCTCGGTCACGTCCGAAGGTAAGCCGGAACTCCCCGTCTGACATGCTGGCAATAGGATTAGGCAGGTCGCGCATAGCACGCTCACCCGCATCAATGGCCTGATCTGCATCACTCGTCTCCTGTTCGATAATCTCCTTGGCAGACTGATCCGCTTCTGCCTTGCGTTCAACATCTACCTCGCGCTGGCGCACACGTTCCTGTTTCCTGCCCTGCCCCTCGCGGCGTTCACCCCACAGGATCAGCGCAATCAGGAAGGCAAGGATGCCCAGCACCCACTGCACAACCGGGTTGTTGGCGATCCAGTTGCCCAGCTTTGAGAACGCAATGCCGATGGCCGCAATCATACCAGCACCTTCTTCGCCTTCTTCTCACCCCACCAGCGGACGGCCTCGCCTGTAATCATCACGGCAAAGCCGGTATAGGCGTCCAGCAATAGCGGGTCAGCGGCAATACCATTGGCCACCTGCCCCACCGTGCCGCCTGTCTGGGCAAGCAGGCCGGCCGATCCATCGGAGAAGAACGAGAACCGCCCGAGGATGATCAGCACCCATCCCCAGAACCGGCGAGAGTAAACCATCGCCTTGGCCCCGGCGTTCGGGTCGAAGTCATTTGGCAGCGTCGGCTGCGGCGGCTTAGGCACGGACACGGGTTTCTCCTTGGGGGTGGGGATAGGAGGGGCAGGGATGATCTCTGGCAGGGGTTTGACCTCAACCGGGATAGTCGGGGCAGCCACGGGCGGATCAGGCTCAGCGGCAATCGTGGCGGCTTGCAGGGGATGCTTACGAGCTACAGCCAGCACAGCAGCGAACTCAGTCTGCCGGACAATCCGGTCTTCCCACCGGCCCTTGGCAGCGTTCCAGACCGCTTCCGTGGCCAGTTCGATGGCATCATTCTTGACCGCCTCGCGCCAGTCCAAGCCAAGGAACATGCATCCTTCTGCATGATGCCGGCGCAGCAGTCCCCGGAACCTGCGGAAATACATGCAGGGCTTGCCATCAGGTCCAATCCACCGGCCCGTGGCCCGGCTCCATTCAGGGAAGGACGGGGCAATTCCGGCTGCAATCTCACTCGGGCTAGGCCCCGGACTGGTCGCCCCGGTCCACATCCCGAACGCGGCCGCTGCATCCTCATACCGGCCATCATTGAGGTGACGGACCACACTGGACTTTGCCGCCGCCGATCCGCCAATATTGAACGCAAGGCAGGCCAAGGCCCCCGCCTGATACGCCGTGATGTCACGGGTCAGGGCATTCCAGACCGGCGCGGCTTCCTTGCGGAGCGCGTACAGGGTCAGGGGCATCACCTGATCTTCGGTGATTGTGTCGCCCTTCTTGAACGGCACGTCATTCAAATCGTAGGTGACACCATAAGCCACCTCATACCGATTGCCTTCACAAAGCCGGGCCGTAAGCCGGGGCTTGCCCTCGAACTCGAACAACAGTTCAAACGTCTTCGGATGCAACTCAGGTGGGGTAATCACGCCGCTTCCTCCTGCGTCCCGCCATAAACGACCTCGCCAGCAATCCAGACTTTCAAGCGCCCACCGGGGTCAATGTCCAGCATGACCGGAATCCGAGCCCCGGCCTCCACCGGCAAAGTGCAGCGCCAGGCTTCCGTATTGCCTTTCGCCACCGGATCATCGCCTTGCAGGACAACCAGCTCGATCTCGGTCTGGTCTTCCCGCGCCGCACGGAGAACCCGCTCGCGCCGGATCGGGAACGTCTCGCCCTTCTTGATAAATGCGTAGTATCCACCCCCGGCCACTCGCACCCCGACCGAGGCCGTCACAAGCTGCTGCATCACGGCAGGCTTGATCCGCCCATCCAGTTCTGCCGCCCGGATTGCAGCACCAAGCGCAACCGCCTGTTCAGCTTTCGGGCCGTCCTTGATGATCTTCTTCGCCCCGAACATGCCTTCCAGCACCGAGCGGATCAGGGGCATTCGGGATTGCCCACCCACCAGAAGCACACCGTCGATCTCTGCCGGCGTCATCTTCGCCTGTGCGAGCGCGTCCTGCACACTGGCAATGGTCCTGATCACGAGGTCTTCCGTCAGTTGCTCAAACTGCGTGCGCGTAACCGGCTCTGTCAGGCTGGACAGGCCGGAGCGCCATGCAACGTTAGCTTCCTCGATCAGCGCGGTCTCGGACGTGGACAGGGCTTTCTTTGCGTCTTCGGCCGCACGGAGAACACCAACCATCTGTTTCGGCTGTGCCCGCAGGTCTTCGCCTTCCTTGGCAAAGAACTGGTCAACAGCATAGTCAGCCAGCCGCTTGTCAAAGTCCGCCCCGCCAAGCTGGGCAGAGCCGGACATGCCTAGCGGCTTGAGGTTGCCGTCCTTCATTCTCAGGATCGTGGCATCGAACGTGCCGCCGCCGAAGTCATAGACCAGAACCCGGCTGTATTTCGTGCGGTCAAGGGAGTAGGCAAACGCGGCGCAGAACGGCTCGCGGAACAGGTCAACCTTCTTGATGCCCGCCAATGCAGCGGCTTCCCGAATGGCGTCATCCTGGGGCTCGCGGAAGTCCACAGGCACGGCAATAACCGCACCCGTGGGCCTCCGCCCGAGCCGCACATCTGCGGCCAGCAGGAGACTTTTGAGAACTTCAGCAACCAGCATCGGGCCGGACAGCAGGGCATTACGCCCCCGCCACCAGACCTTGCCGTCAGGGCCTTCGGCCAGATGGATCGAGCCGTGCTCCTGCTCGTTGTAATCGACGCCGAGGTAGCGCTTGATGTTATGGAACGTGAACTCAGGCGCGCGGCGCAATTGACGAAGCGCGGCAGCGCCAGTGACAAGAACACCCTCTTGAGTGTCAGCCACAGCGGACGGCATGTAGTCCGAACCGTCAATCGTCTCGATTGTCTCGGCAAAACCAGACGGACGGAAATAGGCAACCGAGGAATTTGTAGTGCCGAAGTCGATGCCAATTCTCATGATCCCTGATCCCGATCAAAAGCGCCCGGCTCATCTATCGGCAGGCTGTCGTCAATCTTGTCTGTTTCCTTGGTGAAGTTCGTGGACTCAGCGCCCTTGACTTTGTTCGGGTCTTTGGGCCTTGGCGGTTCAGGTGAAGCGTCCACTTCTGGCGCATCCGGATCAATCTCGCCCGCTGCAATCTTGGCAGCGCGTTCCTCGATCTTACGGATGCGCGCCTCTGTCTCCGCACGGCGCAAGGCCGTTTCAACATTCAGCAGATCGTCAGGGTCAATCCACGGGGCACCCGTCCGAATGGCCTCCGCCTGAGCGCGGGCCTTTTCAACCATACGCTCACGTTGCGCCAGATCAATGTCAGCCAGCGCCCGCTCTTGAGCCTGCGCCGAGCGCAGGCGGATCGCATCAATCTCGATGTTCGACCGCATCCGCTCCAGCGCAATACGGGCGTTCATCTCGTCAGCGGCTTCGCGCATCTCGATGGCACGAGACACACGCTTGACGATTTTCATTAGCGCAAAGACGGTTGATAGCAGCTTGGCACACAGAAGCTCAAACAAAGCCGAGAAGAACCACGCGCCCACAATCGTCCAGCCGTCCGCGTTTCCGATCAGGCGCGAGAGGAACTGGTAAACCGAAAGGAACGGAATGGCCGTCACGCGCTCAACCGTGACCTGTTTTATTTCCTCCTCTTTCTCTGCATTGATGGCGTTGATCTGATCATTCAGGGCCTTGACCGTATCGTTGTAGGAAATTGTTGCGGCGTCCTTGGAATCATTTGCCTTCTGAATTGTGGCATTGTCCGCAACGCTAATGCCGGGCGTTTCGTCTTTGATGGCTGCGATGGTGTTGTCCGCCGCCTCAAACACGGTATCCCGCGCCCCAAGAGCCTCTTTTTTCTGGGCCTCCAGCGCGTCAATGCGCTCCTTCTTGGATGTCATAATCCCAGTTTCGGTCGCCGTGATACCAGCCGCGTCCGCAACACGCTTTTCATGGCCAGCTGAGAAGAACGATAGCGTGGCGACGGAGCAAGCGAGGATCGACCCGATCCACATGACGCGGAGCGACCATCGGACGCCGCGATTGTCGCCAATGATGGCCTTCATTCCATCGGGCGGATCAGTGTCCCGGCGATGCTCCGGCTTAGACCAGTGCAGGATCACGTCGCCTGCGGTCGCAACGGTGCGAACCACAAAGGCAAATGCAATCAGGCCAATGACTACGGCGATGTCATCGTGCTGTTGGCCGTAGAACAGGAGGTCATACCAGTAGCCCGCCGCGATAATAGCGATTGCAGCAATCAGTGCAGCATAAACTGACCAGTTGATGATGATGACGGACATCGGGCGGACGTGGATGCCGTCTTTTGCTTCATCAAGTTTGGTTCGGGCTTTACCTCGCGCAGCAATGCGAGCAGCCTGCCGTGCTGCCCGCGCCGCGATAGCTGATTCAAGCTGCTCAGGGGTCTTGGGCTCACGCTTGAAGGATGGAATTTTGGGCAGCTTCATCAGCCGCCCCCGTGGATAATCATGTTATACAGCGCGTACAGAATGCCAGCAGCACCCACGACGCCAAGGGCGATGGTCTGACGGCTAATGTCAGCCTCGCGCTTCTTGTCACGTTCTTCCTGCGCGGCAAGCCGGTTCTCAAGCTCGCGCACCTTGGAATCGGCATAGGCCATGACCTCTGCCCGCATCTTCCCGATCTCCGCTGTCCGGTCTGCCGTGATTGTGCGAACCGCCTGATTGACTGCCTTCTCAATCAGCGCTTCGGTTTCTACCCTGATTTCAAGGCGTTGTTTCGCAGCCAGCTCGAAGTCGATGAATGACTTCATCGTGCCGCGCATCTCTGCGATTTCGTCGGTCTGCTTCATGATCGCAGCCCGAAGTGCCTCCAGTCCCTCAGCCCCGTCCGCCACTAGTCACCCGTTAACTGAATATGCGCGGTCAGGTGCCGCAGTCGTTCGTGTTCTTCCGGGGCCATGTCGCCGTCCCTTTGCATCGCAAACAGTTCCACAATCTCAGCCCGGAGGCGGGCCAGTGTGGCCTCGTCCGTCTCGCCGGGGTTGGCCTCATTAGCCAGAAACTCACTCAGCGGATCGTAGCGCATGAAGTCCGGCATCTGGATGTCAGCCGGCGCATCAAGGTAGCGGTCAACAATGACCTCTTTTTCCACCTCGATATAGACGACCTCACCCGGCTTGCGGATGCGGCGCTTGGCGACTTCTTCAGCCCGCCAAGCCGCATATCCCTCGCGGCCCAATTCCCGGTACTTTTCAACGCTCATGGGTCAGCCCTTTCCCTTTTGGCTATGAACTAGTTCGCCTGTCTTTCCAAGCCCGTCATCGGTTGCTTCTCACGAGCGCTTCCCTTGCGGCATCAACAGGGTCTTCCGTGGGGTCTTCTTCCCCTGTGGCAAGGTCATTTGCATAGTCGCCCATGATGACAAGTTGCGCGGTCGGAAGGCCGAACAGGATGCCCAGAGCATTGACTGCTTCCTTCACAGCCGCTTCGCTTTCAAGGGTTTCACCTGCCCCGGCCCTTGCGGCTGCGCTCGTCAAGCGGTCAATACCCGATCCGACAGGGCTCATCTGGTAGCCGAACTGCGGATTGAGAGAGGCATTTACGATGTCACGGAATATCGGGATCGTGCCGGCCGCGTTCGATGCCAACTCCTTTGCCACAGCCGGGGCAAGTTCTTCCTCGTCCTCGTCGTCAGGCGGGAACCGCCCAGCCAGCACAGCGGCAAACAGCGGGGTAACGACAAACAGCAAGGCCATGTTTGCCATGAACACCATCGGGCTCATCTGCCCGAACCGGGTCATGCTGCCCTGCTTGCGCGTCAGGTTATAGAGGCCGCTGAAATAGCTGAACATCATCGTGACCAGCTTCTCAGCCTCAGTCCCGCGCATGATCTGGGGAAGGTCCTGTATCTTGCCCGCCGCCTGCGTCTGCCTGACAACGCTGTCGGCCCATGCAATCGCGTCTTCCTCGGCGCCCTTGGCGATGCCCTCAACGTTGCCGTCAAGCGCCCGCTGATACGCGCCGATCCACACAATCGTCGAGGATGCCACGTCCACAATCTGCGTCAGGATCATCGAATTGCGCTGGATCGCGCCCAGCGGGGTGCGTTCCTGCAACCTGTTTGTAACCATCCGCATGTCACGGTCGAAGCCCTGCGGCCTGTCCCGCATAAACTCGGACTTGGCCGACACCCATTTCCATGCACTCCAGAACGAGCCGGGACCGCCTGCCAGCGCCCGGACAAAGCCCTGCGCCACATAGGCCGGGCCAATCATGGTCATGCCTTGGATAGGTCCGGTGATCTGCTGGAGGGCTGTGCCCACCTTGTAGCCCATTGCCACCACGGTCATATTGCGGCGCCCGACCTGCATGATCTTCGTCACGATACCGCCAGGATCGCCGTTCCGCTCGGTCGCAATCGCAGCGAGCCACGGGAGAAGCTGGTCATATTGTTCCCTACCCGCTGCCGCGATGTACGCATTGGCAAAGCGCGGATCGCGGATCATCCGGTGCGCGTCGATCACCGCACGGCGATAGGCAATGTCATGGATTACGTTCTGCACATGGTCATGCATGACGCTGATATTGATCTTCACCGGCTTGCCGCCAGAGCCGACACGCTCGATCAGGTGGCCCGTCTTCGTCATCGGCTTGGAGAATGTCTTGCCCAGATCAGAGAGGGCCTGCTTCTCATCGAGGCGGCTGATGACAACGCTGTCCGCGCGGGCCTGCGCGCCGTCATACTTGAGCGGATAATACTTGCCCTTAATGACGCGGCCGCTGGCAAGGGTGAAGTCCACACCCGCCACGGCCTTGGGTTCGACACCCGTGATGGCCTTTTCCAGCGCGAACGCCTCGGCCTTGTAGGATTCGATGAGGGACCATGTGCCTTCGATGAAGTCCCAGTGCTTGTCTGTCAGGACACGGTTCAGCATCGCCTCGACCTGAGCCGGGTCCCAGCCATAGCCATCGATCAAGGCCTTGCGGTTGCCTTCGTTGCCCCAGTTCAGGCCGATCACCACGACATCCATCAGGGTCAGGCCCTTGCCGGGGGCGTCGATCTCAGGTGTTGCCACGCGGCGATGGAATAGCTGGCGGCGCTCATCTGCGGTGAAGGCTTCATAAAGGTCACGCATCGACCCCGCCGCGCCGCGCATCATCTCGGTTTCCACGTCAGACGCATCAGCAAATGGACGGAATAATGCGTTCCACAGCGGGCCGTTCTCGCGCCCGTCCAGCTTCTGCAACTGGAACTCAAGGCGGGTCATGCGGGCATCGAACTCGCGCAGGCCCTTGGCGATACGCTCCACGGTCGTTGGCGTGAACGATTGCGCGCGGGGCCTGGTTGTCGGAGACGCCACCAGCGTATCCACCAGTTCGGCCACGACAGCATCAAACCGGCGCTTGTCCTGCGCCTTCATCAGCTTGTTCTTAGTGCGGCCAAGGTGGGCAAGGTTGCGAACCGTCCCCGCCAGATAGTCAGCCTCCTCAGCCAGCAGGTCACGCCACACCTTCGCGTCCGCCATCTCGGCCAGCAGCATGGCTTCCGGCGCAATCTCTGCCTCGCGCCCGTCCGCAATCATCTGCTCAACGTACTGCTTGGCAGACAGGCGGGCGCGCTGGGTGCCTGGCCCCTGCTTGGAGGCGCGCAGTTCGTACTGGTCAAGCAGCGCCTCGATCTTGTCGAGGTAATCGCGGGCAATCTTATCCCGCCGCCCCTTGGACGTGAGATAGCTCATCAGGTCCTTGCGCGTCTTCTCCAGCGCCTCGGACTTCTCGCGGGCGGCCTTGGCAAGGTGCATCGACACGAGTTGCCGGCGCTTGTGCAGCATGGCCTCTGCCATGTCGCCCTTCTTCGTGGCGGCCAGCGCGTTGCGGCCATGACGGCGCTCGGCGTCGAGGAACTTCGTCCAACCTGCCAGTTCCTTCACCGTCATCAGGGCAAGGGCGTCCTCGGCCATCTGCTTCGCCATGCGGGACGCGGCACTCTCACCTACGGCCCTTGCCAGCGCTTCCAGTTCGATCTCGGCCGCGCGGGCCTTCACTTCGATCTCAGCCGCCTGACGCGCCGCCTCGGCAAATGTTCCGTCCTTGTAAGGGTCGCCAAACTCTGCCGCCATCCGGCGGTCTGTTTCCTCACGGATGAACCGCTCGCGGTTGCCAATCTCTGCCAGCGCGGCCAGCAGTTCCTCGCCCGTGTTGAAGCCCAGAAGCTCTGCGGCCTGATCCGGCGTCACGGCATCGGCAGCGGTAGACGTGACGACCTGTGCCAGCTTGGCGCGCAGGGCCTTCTCGTCCTTGTCGGTGATGTCCACGCCCTGCTCATCAAACCAGTTCGCCCATTCCTCGGCGTTCTGGTAGTCGAGGACTTCGTTCTGATCCTGGCTCGAATAGACCGGCTCGCCCCGCGCCTCGCGGTCGATGGCGTTCAGCATGTCGTTCACCGTCGAGCCTTCAGGGAGATACCCGGCTTCCTCAGCCAGCTCACGCATGTAGTCGATATGGATGCCGTTTTCCTCGTTGATGAGGTCGGCCCGGTCCATAGCTTTCAGTTCGTCCGCCGCGCCCCGGATGCCCCATTGCTTGACCGGGACGGTCTTGCCTTCGACCGTGCGGGCCTTGCGGGACCGGATGAACTGGAACAGCGACTTCGGCGGCTTGCGGCGCAGGGTCTTTGCCGTCGCCCGTGCAATGGCGAACATGCTGTCGATGCTGGTCTGGTCCCGGCCCCGGTCGCGGATCGCCTTGGGCAGCTTCGCCACGGCTTCCTTGCCATACAGGCGCTCGGTCTCTGCGAGGTCAAGGCGCATCGGGGGGAGGTTCGGAGGCGGCGCGGTTTCGCCCCAGCCTTTGGGGTCGCCGGGTTGGAATAGGGGGAAGCCTTCGCTGATGGCAGCGGTACGCAGGGCGTCGGTGAGGGGGAGGGAGTGGAACGTGACAAATGGACCGATTGGAGACACCGTAAACGTGCCGTCCGGCTGGTCCGCCAGAAGGCTCATGATTACCCCGTTCGCGCGGGCTTCGGATGGAAAACGCCCAAACGAGTTTCCGTCTGCGTCAAGTATCTCGAACTTTGATCCAGCGGCGTCAGGGCCGAGATCAAACTCAAGCCTTTCGGATCGCGCCCCATACTTCTTCCCCAGTTTATTGGCGATGTTCGGCAAAATCTTGTCGTAGAAGTCGCCGCGATTATCGCCAGTGTCTTCCACGATCCGCCCGTTCTGGATGTTGCCCGGTATCCACGCAACGCTGTCAAAACCATTGTCCGCAGCCCAGCGGATCATCCGCTTGAGGACGAGTTCAGCCCATGCGTTGTTTTTGAAGGGGGCGTCTGGAATAGCGCCTGTGAAGCCCCGGCGTGTCGCATCTTCCCAGCGCTGGCGCGCCATACCCTGAGCACGCGCATCAAGCTGGTCGAACGGCTCGCCAAACAAAGCCATGCCGTTTCCGGCGTACCAGTCTTCAAAACTTGGCGGCTCTCCTTTAGGCTTATAGCCCCGCTCCCGCCCCGCCTGATGCCAATCGCTCTGGACTTCCTCCAGCGCAAGGACGCGCTCGCCGTTCGGGCCAGTGCGCTCCTTGAACCGGACGTGGGCGAGGACGTTGGGTTCGGACCAGTGGGAGGAGCGGTAGGTTTGGCGCTGAGATACCAGCTTGTCGCGCTCGATTGACAGGGCGTTGAACCCGCCCATCCCTTGCGACATATCGTAGGCTTCCATCCGCGCGCCGAGATCATCGATGCGCGCCTCCAGTTCGGAGCGCTCACCTACCGGCAACGTCAGCAGCATCTCCCGGTAGTTCTCGCCGCCGGGGAGGGTGTAGGAGGACCATTTGGTTTCATCCATTACATCGCCAATCCCCGCATTCATCGTTTCGCGGATGTTGGCAATTTGATCTTGAAGTTCGCGGTAACGCGGAAGAACGGCGTCAATGCTGGCTTGATTGTTCGGGTCCATGCTGTCAGTGAGGCGGTCAAGCTCTTCGATCAGTGGCAGCAGTTTTCGTTGCAGGTCTTCATCAAAGGAGGCGCCTCCCCTCACCACCTCCTCCACCTGCACCCCATTCCCATCAAGGAACGCAGCCAAGGCTTCGCGCGTGACGGGGCCGTCCTGTGCTTCAAGGTATTCCTGCACGCCGGTCCACTCGACCTCCTCAGCCTTCACGCCGGGCGCGTTGCGGATGATGCCAAGCCATTGCGAGGCAGGCGCGCGTGTCGTGGCAGAGCGTTCAATGACGCGCTGGAGTTGGGAGTAGAACGGAGAGGCCGGAGCCTCCTGCCCCAGCGAGTTATCTACCGCGCCGCCAGTATCAGCCGCGCCAGTTCCTCGCCGTCCACGTCCGCTACCGTCTCCAGTATCTCGGCGTCCGAGGGGGGTCGCACGGGCGACGGTGACGACTTCTCCGGCATCGCCGCCGCGTTGGGAGCCTCGGAGGATTTCGTTTTTGGCGAAGTCTTCAACGTTCACTCCATCCTTGATGATTACAAAGCCAGCCATTCCGAGCATCGGGTTGGCGGCTTTTGCGCCGTCTTCGTCCCGGTTGACGATGCTGGTCTGGCTCTCGATTTCGTAGGCACTATAGCCCGGCATCGACAGCGAGGAAAGCATGAAGCGATAAAGGTCTTCGCGGGACTTCGCGTTCGTGCCTTCGGCCTGGCTTTCCGCCGCCGTGAAATTGAACGCCTTCACATCGTATTCTTGTCCATACTGGCGCATGACCATGACCGTCTTGGCAAACATGATCTTGGCCAGCATTGCGCGCTGTACGGGGTCTTCAACGTTCTCCAGCGCGTCAGCCATCTGGTTGTCGAGGAACAGGTTCACGTCAGCCCGGCCCTGATCTCTCCGGTTCGAGCGTTCTTTGAGCCGGATCGATAGCATCACCTCCGGCGCATCAGGGTCTTCCGTCAGCATAAACTTCAGCACTGTCAGGACATCGCCGCCCGGCATATCGGATTCGGTCGCCGTGACGTTCGCCCGCACCCATGCGTCTACTTCGGACATCGGCATACGGGTGGCGGCGCGGATGGATTGGCCGAGCAGGTTAGCGCTCGATGAGTTGTCTGGGTCGAAGGCGGCATGGACGCTGCGAATGTTAGCGGGGTCGAAGACGATCGTATGCACCGTGTCCGGCGTCATGCCTGCCATCTTCTGTCCGACGCGGCGCTGGCTTCCGAACTTCACATCAACGGTGTTGTCGATGATGCCGTCAAAGCCCATGTCCTCCAGAGATTGGCGGATCAGTTCATTGTTGGCCATGTCGCGCGTATTGGGGTCCGCCGCATACGGAACAAACTCTTTGACGATGGCAACCGCATCGGAAATTCCGATCTCGCCATAGTCCATCGCCCTTTCTTGAAGGCGGCTGACCGCATCAGACACGTCTGCATCGTCAAAGTTCTCAGCCGCCCTGCCGAGGCTCTCCATGAAGTCAATCAGGGTGCCGGTCGGCTCACCGTACTCGTCCGTTTCTTCATCGTAGGCTTCTTCGTAGGTAAACTTCGTCTCGTTCGGCCCGCCAACAATCACAGGATTGCGCAGGCGCACCATGAGCGGCATCGTCATGCCTTCGTTGGCAACCCACTTCGCGCGGGCCTCAGCGATGACTTCGGGGTCGTTGTAATCTCGGTCTGTCTCGCTTGCGATGCGCTCTGCCTCGCGTTCAATCTTGTTAGTCAGGTCTGGACCAAGGCCAGCGTAATTGCTGGCAACATCGCCCGGTGTGTTTGACAGGTAGACCCCAGCGCCCCAATCGCTTTCGATGTTCGCTTTGGAGAGGTCAAAAGCCCGCACGTTGGCCGTGGTGCCGTGGTAATATCCGCCGACCCAGCCCTGCTCTTGCGCCCGAGCCATCCGGCTTGCCTGATCCATCGGCAGCCCTTTGGCGACAGCCTCGGTCCACTCCTGCGCCTCGCCGCGATCCGCGCCCTGATAGAACTCTGTCTCAGCGCTTTCGGTTGGGGTTTCCGATACCGGCACATCCCCCTTCCACTGCCCATAGCCCAGCCATGACAGCGCCCGCCCGATAGGCGAGCGGTCCAGTTCCCGGATCACATCGCCCCGCACCCGGCGCTTCTCTGTGTTCCACCACGCCTCATCTTCGCGCATCTTGTCCGCCATGACACGCGCGCCGAAGTCTTCCTTGGCCTTCTCACGCGCCTCATCGAGGTTCGCCAGCGCCTTGTCATACTGCGCCTGCGTGATGACCTTGGCGTCCAGCAAGGCCTTCGCCTGAGCCTGTGCGCCGACCATGATGCCAGCGACTTCGGCCTCGATCTCCTCATCGACGGCCAGCATCCGGTCCATGATGGCGATGACTTCGGGGTTGAGGTTTGCCCGCGCCGGCTGACCGCCGCCATACATGCGCTTCCAGAGCGCCGTGATCCACGTCTTGAACGCGCGGAACGTGTCACGCAGGGCAGACGTAGGCGCCTTGCCGGTCTGGATGTAGACCTCGAACGTCTCGGCCCATGTCTCGTGCAGTTCGCGGCCTTCAGGGGTGAGGCGGCCGGCTGCGTCGTACATCTCGAAATTGGAACCGACTTTGCCCCAGGCCAGGATCGCGTTGTACTGCTCCGTCACGAACGGGTGCGGGTTCTCCGATGTCGCCATGCGGAACAGGGTCTCAAGATACCAGTGCGCGCCCTCGTGCAGCATCGTGGTCACGTCGCTTTGCTCGAACAAGGTGACGGTGTTGGTGTCGGGGGAGAACTGGCCGCGCCGTTCCTGCTCCAGAGCGTCCGTGTCCTGCGTCATGCGCTTTCGTGCCGGGTCAAAACCCTGACTTGGCCGGAAAGCAGCTTTTTCTTCAGGACTAAGCGCACGAAAACCCGGCACAACTGGAGCTTGGCCAGTGTTTACAGGGTAGCTTTCAGGGGGGGCAAACGCCTTGACGCGCGCCTGCATTTTTTCCTGAGCGTCAAACATGCGCGTAGATGCGTCTCGCAAATCCTGCACACGGGATGCAATGTAATTGCTCAGTTTCCCTTCGCGGCGGAGCTGATCAACGACGCCCATGAACTCAGCGTCATCGCCTTCCCACGTCAGTCCTTTTTCCCTCAACTCAAGCGCAATCTCGTATTCAGCGTTGGCAACGTCATCCATCGCCTTGTTCATTTCGCTTTCGGCGCGGAGGTATTCAGGGTCAGTTTCAACACCGCCCTTTGCCGTTCGGGCAGCGCCCTGCATTCGCCCGCTTTCGCGCACAAGGTCGCCGTGCTGGATCATGAGGCCGCGAAGTTCGGGCGGCAACGTGCCATCCTCGGCCAGCGTTTCAGCCTCGTTCAGCGTGTAGCCTTTGCGGCGTAGCTTCTTCTCAATGTCCTTGATCTCGCGGCCAATCGTGTCCTGTGTGCGAGGGCCTTGGTCCTGCTTTTTGCCAAAGCCTTTGAACCATGACTGATCCAGCGCATTCTCCTCCATCACCATGCCGTCGATGGAGCCCTGGACTTTTGGGAAGTGCTGCTCGTAGAACTCGACCGGGTCCATGCCGATCCGGGCGGCAAACGTGTTCACCGTTGCAGCCTGCACCGCTGCCTGTGCATCCAGAATACGCCGCTCAGGGAACATCCCAGATGCGGAAAGCCGCTCAGTCACACGGTCAAGAACGGCCTGCTCCTTGTCCGCCAGTTCGCGGCCGCCTGCCAGAGCTTCCTCAATTTCGGCAACACGCTCTTTAACCTGCGCCTGAAATTCCTCGCGCAGCGCTTCCTTCTTCGCAGGCGTGACACTATCCGCCCCCGTCCGAAGATGCGGCGTCACAATCGACGCATTGTCCCGCATCAGGGGAGACGTGAGCAGCGTAGCTGTTGAGACCTCAATCTCACCGAACCGCTCAAACCGCTGGCCAAGCTGTTCCTCGCTCACACCGAGGGCAGACAAAGCCTCCACCGGATCAACACCGGCCTGTTGCAATGCCTCCACAGCGCCGTCCAGATCGACCGTCACGGTCTCAACGCCAGTGCCTTCAGTAACCCGGCCAATGACTTCTGCCGCTTTTTCCGGTGACAGGCCCGTCAGTTTCATCTGACCGACGCGCGCAATGGTCTCGGCCAACGCCTTCTCGTCAGCCGATTCCGCAATCTCGGTTTCCTCGCGGGCCATGTCTGCCATCAGTTTGTCAAGCTGGACGCCCGTACCGCCCCGCATCCGGCCCGGTGTCAGAAGCTCAATCAGCCCCTGAAACAAGCCGCCGACCGTACCGCCTACCGCCCCGGCCTCAGCAACACCGCCTAGGATCGTCGCACGCGGGTCATAGCTCATCGTGACCACGTTGTGCAGGACGCCTTCAATCGCCTCCTGTGCGCCTTCCTCAAACGCCTGAGACGCAATCCGAGACACGACCGATTTAGTCACCCGGTCCCGCATGGCCGGGGGCAGTATCTTCATGATCGAGTTGAGGCGCATCATCTCGGCGCTGCCGGTGATCGCCGCGCCGGCAGACAACTGCCCGAAATACTCGTCCGGATTAAGCCCAGCGGCTTTCAAGGCTTCAGCCTGCTGGTCCGCGCCCATCGCCATGAACGAGCCGGTTGAGATAGCCGCGCCCATGGATGTGCCGCCCGTGGCAAGGGCAAGGCCGACCTGCACAACCATCTGCCCCACACCTTGGGCAACCTTGTCCTCGAACCCCATGTCCGCTGGCTGCCATGCCTGCTGGATTTTCTTGCCCTCGGCGCCATACGTCTTGAGGATGGCAGACGGCCCGGCATACGGCGTGATGGTTTTAGCGACTTCCGGGTGGCGGGCAAAGAACCGGCGTTCCCAGTCAATCGCTTCCTGAACGCCACGGTTCACTACGGGGATGTTGCCGTAGATGTTTTTTTCGGTGAACGTGATGGCACTATCAAGCCACGATCCCAGACCAGACGAGACACTGCCAATCGTCATGGGCGCAGCGGAGAACACCGACCGGCCCACATCGCCAACCTGTGCAGCGGCTTTCTTAGGATCAGCAAAGGCGCCCTTGAACATCTCCACCGCTGGCGTGATGTTGTAGGTGCCGAGCGCGTATTGAGGCTTGGTTGGCGGGATTTTCTTTAGCGTGGTCTCAAGCTGGGAAAGCGTCTCTACGTCATCCTTGGCAACCGCGTAATTGTCCGGCTGGGTCAGCCATTCGCTTGCCTTGGGCGCGGCCTGACGCATTTCCTGCATTTTCCGCAGGGTATCTTCGGCCCGGTATTCCTCGCGCGCCCCGCCAATGGCTTCACGGGGAATACCCAATTCCTGAGATTTTTTCAGGTCATAGGCAGCGTCATCCGCCGTGTCGGTTTCCAGCACAACGTTGCGCTGCGTGTTGAAGTCGATGACCTTGCCCTGCCGTTCATCGCGGCGGCGCTTCAATTCCGCGATCTGCTCAGGCGTCAGCGAATTGCTTGTGTCGGTCAACGGGCCATTTCCTGTGCGATCTGGTTGATTTCCTGCTGCGTCGGTTCACGGCCCAGCAATTCGCGCAAGTCCTCACGGATAGCCATTGCCTCTCGTGCAGCCTCAGCCACGCTCTTGGGCTGGTCTCCCGGCGCATAGGGATACACGGCAGGATTGGCTTCTCGGAACGCCCGCGCAATCATGATCTTGCGATCCTGCGGCGTGATCGGCGCCCCGCCCGACCGGCGAGAATAATCCTCAGCCTGGCGCACAATAGACGCCAGCACCGCACGTTCTTCCTCTAGCGCCCTGCCAGTGCTTTTGCTGGACATGGAAAAATCCTTGCCCTTCATTTCAGGCGGGCCATACATAGCGATACCGCTAATCACGTCCGCAATGACCGCATCTGCCGCATTAACCGTGCCGCCACCCGCTTTCTTTGTCGCAATATCAAGCTCAATATCTGCCTTATGCTCAGGCGAGAGACGGGCGTAATCGGTGGCTAGTCGCTCTGGCCAATTTTCAGGTCCCGTCATGTAAATTTCTCGCCAGCCGCGCGTGACGCTCGCAACCTTCAGAGAGTCGAATGATAGCTGGCTGGCCTGTTTCAAGGCCGCTTTCTGTTCAGCGCTGGATGTGGCCATCTGCTGTTCCCAGAGCGCACGGGTACGCTGTTCGGTCTGGATACGGTCGAGAACCAATGGGGAAACACGGCGCCGGTATTCTGCCGGCAGGGGTTGCCCTGCCACCACAAAGCCCATTCCCTCCCGCAAGTCAGCGTCATCACGGGCAGATTGCGCCGCATCGCCCTGCGTCTTCAGCGTGTTGATGCGGGCCTCAAGATCAGCGCGCTCGCGGGGGTCAGTGACCTTCGCCGCCATGCCAATGGCCACGCCATAGTCACCGCCGGATTCCGCCCAGATCGCGTCTGCCTTGCCCATGACTTTCAGGTCACGGTCATAGTCATCCATTGCGGTCTGCATCGCCTTGGCATCGGCTTCCATGAAGTCCGACTTGTGCCGGTCAAAGTAAGCCTGCGCTTCGGCATAGTTGCCAGCCTTGTTGAGCTGGTCGATGATATTGGTATGGCCCTGCGTCAGGGTGCGCTTTACCTGCTGGTCAAGGGCTTCCCCGTCCAAGCCAGAATCCCGCAACTTGTCGGTAATCGCATCGCGTGCCCGTGCCATATGGGCAGACACAAGGGGAGAAGACGGCGCCGTGGCAATCTGGTTGAACGATTCAATGACCGTCGCATCCCTGACCTGTTCAGTATAGACCGCACCCTGCTCCACAAAATACGTGTCAGCCTCGCGCATGAACTTCGCCGCAAGGTCATCTGCCGCAAGCCCAAACCCGTCCTTCAGGTCAGGCGCAGACAGTCCTTCCCCGATCTTCGAGAACGCCTTCTGCAACTCATCGCGGTAATGATCCGTCAGGGGCCTGCCATTGATCCCCTTGACCGCTTCGGCGCCCTGATACTGCGCCATCTCGTTCTTGAGCCGGTTCGCTTCATTGAGCGCCTGGTTATAGGCGTCGTTGAACCGGACCTTGTTGATCTTCTCCTGTTCCTTGGCGGCGTAGTCACCAATGGCATCGCCTACTGCGCCAACGGCCCCAGCCAAGCCTTGAAGCTGGCGACCGGGAAGTGATGCCTGATCTTGGCTAGGCGCCCCGGTGACACGCGGGCCGGGCCTGACAATCGGCTGGACGTTACCGCCTGAGTATTGAGGAATCCGCGCCATCAGGGACCGCCCAGCCAGCTTCTGACTTTGGACACGAGCGAGGCGTTCGGATTATACTTCGACACCACAGAGCCGATCTTGCCCGTCACGCCTTGGGCTTGCTTACCGACACCCGTAGCTGGCGGAGGCTTGCCGCCAATCGCCCCGCTATCCTTGAACGCCGCGTACTGGCCGCCCCACTTCGCGCCCTCGGTGAGCAGCGTAGCGCCAGCCTGCATCAGCGGATTGATCGCACTTGCCGTCGCCCGGTTCATGTTCGCACTGGACCGGAGGTTACTCGCCTCGGTCCTCATGCCCCATGCCTCTCTCAGCGCATTGGCCTTGATCTGGGTCGCGTCCAGTTCGCTCATCACGTCCGTTGATGTCAGCGTTGCTGCGACAGTCTCCGACCCAAGGTCTACGCCGCCGGCCGCATAGCCTACCCGCTGCTTCGAGCGAAGCTGTGCTACGTCCTGCCGGAATGCCTGTTCTGCCCGCTCGCCCCGGAACAAGGCATCACGGGCTTGGCTCTCGGCAATCTGCGCATTGATCTCGTCCAGACGGGCTTGCAGCTTGAGCGCGTTCTTCTGGCCGGAGGCAGCGTAATACGCCCCCACCGTGTTCATCGCCCCGCTGGCGGCGCCTGCAATCAGTGATGCCCCTGCCATCTCAGCCCCCAAATACCACTTCTGCCGTCAGGCTCACGACCGTGAGAGGTGTCGGCGTTGATTTGTATACCACAATCGTTCCGCTATCGGTCCACGATCCTGGTACTTTGACTTCGATTTCCCCAGTTTGCAAAGAGGGCGGAGAGCCATAAGGCTCCGTTGTCCTCACCTTGCCTTCAATCAGGCGGTCCACATCCGGCCCAGTCAGGAACGCGCCCGAACGGTAGACGTTCAAGGTCACAGAGTTCACATTCTTGATTGTGGACTGAGCATAGGCTTCGATCTCCGCCGCTATCGGCAACGTCTCAAACTGGCTAATCAGGGGAAGGCCGATATGGGCATAGGTCGTTGCGCTATCCAGCGTGATCGATCCCGAGGCAACGACCTTCGGGGTCTGCACTCCGCCCTCTGCAAATATCGAGACGGTCTCACCTTCCAGATGATCCAGCCCGCTGATCACCGTGGCCGATGATCCGCTATAGGTCAGCCCGCAATCCACCCCGAAATAGTCTTCCAGTTCAGCATAGTATGTGCTCGCCATTCGCTCGACATAGCGCACCGAACTGCCATCAATCGTGCGCCTGACCACGGCATACAGGATGTCATCATTGCCCTCACCCACGACGCAGATGCTTTCAAAAGTTCCGTTCCATGTCTCGTGGGTGTGCCATGCGTAGACCTGCTGTTCAGGAACGTAGGTCATACCGAGTAGCCTGCCATCGCTGGACGTGGCCCAGATCACCGGGATTGGCCCCTTGGCATAGCCCATGTCCGTGATTGTCTTGTAATCGAACAGGTGAGCCGCCCGCAGGCTCATATCAATCGACACATACGAGTTGACATCAAAGTCATAGCCCGCTGCCCGGATATGGCCTCCCCTCGCAGCGGCATACACGGCAGAGGTGCCCACAATCACCGGCTGAACAAGGCTTGCCCCGATATAGGACTGGGGCCGGAGTGAGATAGAGAACGGGGTAATTGGCCCGTTATCGCCCGACGAGACGACCCATTCCGCACTGTCGGTCAGGACAAGCAGCTCACCAATCGGGACAATGTGCCGGATGATCGAGGATTCACGCGCGGCCATCTTCACGCTGATCGCGTCATCATCCCGAACCGGGATCGAATAATCCAGATTGCTCTCCAGGCCCGTCTTCGTCATCCATATCGTCTGGGGTAGCAGCGTCGTCCCGGCAAATACCCGGCGCTGCTCGAAATACCCCACAGCCCCCGGATAGTCCGAGGCGAACGGGTTCTGATTGTTCGGAGGCGCCCGGCTTGTATCGGCCGCGATGTTGTCATCAATCAGGCTGGTCGTCGTGGTCTGGCCAATGTAGCCGTAAATCCCCCCGTTGAGCTTGTAGACATTGCGCCGGGCAGACCCGCTGAACGTGATCGCATTGCTGGCCCCGGTATCAAAGAGCTGGTTCGTTGCGCTCGAAACTGCCGACGCAACACTCTCGTCCAACTGGTCATCGCTGACACTCGTGGCCACATAGCTATAGCTTTGCGTATCACTTGGGCTCGTGGCCGTCGTCGGTGTCACCGCGCTGATCGTAGGGGCCGACAACGTAGACCCGAACGTGATTTCCGTCAGCACCCATTCCAGAGCCCCCAGCCGGCGCAATTCCCTTGGCTTGTACCGGGGATGGCAAAGCGTCAGCACGTCCCCGGACTGGACATAGGTCAGGCTGGCCAGGTCATTCTCGGCATAGGGCGAGGCAATCTCATAGGGTGAGGGCGTCCCGGTATCAGGCCCCTGATCGATCCAGTATCCCGTAGGTGCAGAGACAGACACCCCGGTATAGCCCACGTAGTTTGTGACCTCAGTCACCGTCTCGACGTATTCCGGGTAGCCCTCAGCATCCGTGATCCACCGGCCCGTGGTGTTGTAGGCAATGACCCGGATATACACCTGAGCGCCTACCGTAACGGTCAAGGGTAGCGTATCGCCCACATTGCTATACCCCGTGGGGGGCGTTGTCTGCGCCGCAACCGTCAGGTCCCATGCCGTCGAGACCGATGGGGTCGAACTGTACTGGTTGGCTCCCACTTCCGGGTCATGGTTCAATGATGCGACCTGGTTGTACCAAATCTTACCTCCCTTCGTTACCCTGTCACCGGGCGTGTAGGACGTGGCACTATCCCATGCACTCAGCCCGCTGGCCGAGGATAGCAGTGTCGCCCCGAATGAATGGAACCGGATGTACGCCTCACCCAGTTCAATGACCTGCGTTTGCGTTGTGGAATACTTGAACGGGATCAGCCGCGTATATTTTGCACTGTCTTTCACTTCCCGCACGTACTGCGTACCCGGCCGCGCCGTGACCGGCCCCTGCGGCAATACCATGAAGTTCAGGCAGGACTTGAGGCCCGTGTTATACTTCACGTCATCGATACGGCCCACCATCTCGGGGGAGATGACACCGCCGTTGAATGACCTCGTGTAGAGCTTGGCCATTACCGATCCGTCCGGCCCCACAGCGCAGAAGACCTTGCGCCCATCCAAGGCGCCATGTGCCGGTCATCCTGCTGTATCCGTCGGCTCGCGCTCTGGTTTGCGTCTTCGGCTGCTGCCTTCATCGCCCATGCCATGCCCTGCTGGGTCGCGGCCTGTCCCCCGCGCACACCTTCTGTGCCTTTGATAGTCGGGCCTGCAAGCCGTCCTGCGAGTAGCCAGGAGAATGCCTCCACAAACAAGGGTGGGTAAAGTGTCGAATCCGTCTGGTCAAAAATGTACCGGATCACCGCGTCTTCCGCGTTGCTGTAGAGAACCCTCGGCCCCGTACTGTCCGAGCCGATCTCGTAAGCAATCTGATCCGCATAGGTCTCATCCCGCCATTCCCCGCCGTCATAAACCCCCAGTATCTTGATGACACCAGCCGGAAGGCCAAACGCATAGGTCCATGTCTCAGGCACCGTATTGGATGCCGACAGGTCTGCCGCCGTGACACGCTTCGTGGCAAAGCTCCACGGGTGCATGGCAAGCAACAGCTTCCGTGTCATGGGATAGAACTGGGCACACCGTTGGGCCTCAACACTGGCCTCCGGCGGGTCAATGCTGGCGATGTCACCTCGCTCGCCAATGTGTGAAAGCGCAAGATTGCAGATGTCGATGGGGGCCGTCATGCGCTTCTCCGTTTATGAAAGGCCGGGGCGGACACCACAGGAGAACCCACCCGCCCCGGCCAGTAACCACTACGCTTCCGTAGCAGTATCGTCTTTCGGCTTGCGGCCGGGCTTCGGCCCGTCCACTTCCTCGAACCACTTGCCTTTCAGCTTGGCAGGAACAACCACCTCTTCACCGGGCTCAACGATCCGGTCAAACAGGTAGCCCCGCGCCAACACTTTCACTCGCTTGGTCGTCATTGGTCAGCCTCAGTCAATCACGGCGCCGGCCGCTTGCGGGAACGATTTCCACGTATCCACAGCAGGCGTCAGGAACGCATTGATTGCGCCAGCCGTGAACGCGGCTGTTGCGGTAGTTTGCAGGATGCCCACATAGCGCTCGTACTGACCTTTCGGCAGAGCGATCTTGGCAATGTAGGTGCCTGCCGTGAGCGAAGCGACCGCAATGGCCGGGCTGGACCAGTGGTAAGTGGCCGAGCCATCCGCCGCAATTGCCGCCTGTGCATCACTGACAAGATGGAACTGCCCCGTGGCCGAACCGCCAGACGTGGCAGTCGTGGCGACCTGGATCACAAGATAGAGGTCGTCAACATCGTTGATCCCATCACCGCCCGTGTCATACACGTCACCGAGAAGATACGATCCTGCGCCGCCCGTGTTCAGGGCCGTGGCATCACAGAACTCTGCAAGTTCATCCATAATCATGTTGTTAGTCCTTTCATCACATCGGGGGTTACGAGGTCGGAATGCCGGTCTCGGTGTTGAGAAGCGCATCGCAGCGGCGGACAGGGATGCTGTCGAAGGTCAGCACATGCTTTCCAGCAACTTCCGACATCATCAAGGACGACTGCTTAACCTTCTCAACCATCTGGCGGCGCAAGTAGCTGCGGGCCGTCCGGTTGCAGTAGAACGCAAACCGGCCTTCATTGAGCGAAGGCGGAATTTCCAGCGCCTGCGTCATCAGGTCGATGAGGTCAGGCCCCGTAGCTGCCGTGCCGGTGAGGTCTTCCGCGTTGTACTGGATGCGGACAGCATAGCGCCAGTCCTCAACCACAAGGCCGCAATCCCACTTGTAATAGGTGCGATAGACTTCACGAAGTCCGCCGGCGTTGTCCGTGTCCGTGACGCGGCCCTTGTCTTCCATGTCCCACCCGGCTTTCGAGCCCTTGGGGTAGATCCCGAACGCCTTGCCCGGACCCCAACCGATCAGCCAGATGGAGGCATTGTCAGCGTTGTCTGGCGTGGTGCCAGACGGCAGGATGATATTGTCGCCGCTCGGAATGCCCGAAGCCTTCGATGCATAGCGCATCGAAAGCCCATTGAACGCTTCCGGAGTGGTGGACTGGTTCTCGTAGAAAAGCGAGCGGGCCAGTTTGTTGTTGAAGCCTTCCAGCTTCATTTCGTCCTGCTGCTTGCGATAAGCCGCAGCGTTGCCGTTCAGGTCGGCCAGTTCGGCGTCAACCACCGAATAGTCACGCATCATGGCGCAGGTCTCAGTGACTTGGGCCGTGGTGTGCTTCGTCGGTTGGGTGAAGCCATAGAACTTCCTGAAGCTCGGCTCAGGAATACCGGTCTGAATTACGGTCTTGTGGCCGGTCGGCAGGTTGCCTTCAAGCCAGACCATGTCTTCCAGAATCTCGTTCTTCTGAGACAGGACTTTGACGACATTGGCGACTTTGCCATCAGGATCGAGCGTCTTCGCCACATCCATCAGGGTTGGGTATGCTGTATCAAGAACAGCCATTGGTAGTGCTCCTTAAGTTTTCTGCATTGTTGGATACATGAGGGCGAGCACATCTGATTGGTTCGTATGACGCCCACCGGGAACCACGCTATCATTAGCGATGGCCTTGCCGGCACGGTAAGCAAACCGGATCATCTCCGGATGATTGCCGAGACGGCTTTCCTTCAGGAATGCCTTCAGCTCAGGCGAACCGAACGTTTCGATTGCCTTCAGTGCCACGGCAACGTTCTCGTTCAGCTTGTCGCCGCCGATCTCCTTGTCCGTCTGCACCGTTTCCAGCCATTGCTCCTCAGCCTTTTGCATGACTTCCTGCTGGGCTTGTAGCCAGCGTTCAGACTGCTTCGCGCCGAGATCGGCAATGCGCTGGGCCTGTTCCTGCGTCAGCTTCAGCTCCTTGGCCACATCGCTCAACTCACCAAGGGTCGAGGGGTCAACCTCAAGCCCATCGGCAAACTTGAACTCATACGCCTCGGGAACTTCAGCCTTTGCCTCGGAGCCCTCATCAGCGGGCTTGTCTTCCGCCTTGATGTCCTCGGTCGCCGGTTGGCCTTCCTGATTGCCAGTCTCCTCCTTGCCCGTCAGCAAGGTCTCGCTGGCATTCGCCGGGGTGGATTGGGTGGTTCCTGCTTCCGCCGCCGTCGTCTGTGTAGGCTGCTCCGCTACTGCGGGCGCGCTTGTATCCGTCATTGGTTCTCCTCCAACATCTTGAGATAGTCCTTGGGTGCCAAGGCCTTGATCCGCTTCTCGATGTCATAAGACACTGATTTGCGTCCTTCTGCAAAACTCATCAGCGACCCGTTCGTGTGGAAACTGGACTCACCGTG